CCTTAGCAAGTTTCTCGGATCTGATAACAATATCATCTCCGAGAAGTACATAGGGAGCCGTCTTTCATTGGATACCTAGCCGCTTACAAGCTAGATACACAATGAAATGATGTGCCACTGCGAAAGAAGCTCATGATGAGTAAAGACCCATAGGATTCCCAACAGCATAAGAGATAAATCTCTTAGCTTTTGAGACTCAAAATGGTTCTTTAATCATTATAGTTTCTCACGCATCAACATATCATTTTGGAAGACGTCCCCTAAGTACTAATGCGATAACCTCAATCGGGAATCTATCCGTGGCAGCAGATAAATCTGCAGACACGAATATATCTCCTTTTGAAGTTAAAGCTAACTTGGTATGGAATGCACTCTGATCAAAAGTACAATCCTGGGGTATCCGTTTCAGAAAATCGAATAGATATAAATGTAGAGGTCTCAGAACAGTCTGACTAAAATAGTCACCTATTCCGATAACTCTAACTTTATTTTCCTTGTCTGGGAACGATGCAATCGTTCTCACACAAGAAAACCCTCTCTTGTCCACTCTCTTAGAGAAAGTGAACTCGGGAAGGATCTGTCCGACTAATGAACGGAATCTCAAAAGTGTACCTATACGATCCCGCATCACTTGCCCCCCTAATAAACAAATGACCTCCCTCAGAGAATCTGAGAGAGAACAAAAGTCTATGAAGGAAGTAAATAATGCGTGACCATTAGGGCCACTTTTTGTAGTAAAGTGGTATCTAGTAAATCTCAATCTTTTCGGAAGGAGATTCATTAGATTACCACGTCTTATCTGATAGCCAGACTCTTGTCAGAAGGATTGTGTATACTTTTCCATAGAAGAGACGAGTGATGCATAATCACCCGCACCAGATTTTCTGGGCTCTTCTATAGTTGAGTAGTCTACAACCTTTCCAAGGTTTAAGGCCCGTGACGCAACAAGAATAGTCATGATCAGCCGTATCTCTACGGGTGAACCATTTACTATTGCTTGACGCTGTCCGGGACTAAGAATCTTTGGCAAGACTGTATCGGAACAAGTTTCTACACCTAGGGTCTTAGCCTGATCTTTTGACAATGGATTCCCTTCCAGGAATTTCATCACCAAGAGACGGCAAGCTTTGACGTATCTAATTCCCCCTTCTCACCCTCGATGTTTAAAGACATCGTTGATGCGGAGAGATAAACTAGCTAGGTCCTGCCGGTTGAGCTTACTATCTTCTGCAAAGAAAGATAGAAGTCAGCCGATTACGGAAGGTAAAACTACCCCGTATAGTTGTTCAGGGTGCTTATTAAGCGCCCAGAACATGTTCTTTGAGACTTTCATCTTAAAGAACTCTACACGAGTAAGTTTTTCCATTCCCCTCCGACCCTTTCTATTTAATAGTATATTATTTTTCATAGTATATTGTTATTTATTAAGGGGAAACTTATATCCAATTATAATCTGTAGGTAAGCGACACCTCTTCCATTTTCAAGTGAAGAGGTTCCTTACGGGGGCTCATTATCATCTCAGATAATGAGTCTCACTTACAGATGTCCTCTTAGGTTCCACCCTAAGATTACAAATTATAATTCCCTAACGAGACTGGAAATCTCGAACAAAGGGTAGGATAAAAGTCCCGGTCGGGAATGTAGTTCCTCCGTAGCCAGGTGCACTAGCAGTCTTAAGAAGGGTTGGGATTAAACCCAACTTACTTCCTAAGATCCTGCTAGGGGATTATGGTATCACTAACCCGAAGTATCCAGCTTCATCCATATGTAAAACGAACGGACTCACTGCCATCAGGAGTCCAGTCTATGCATATCAGGTGAAGCGGACTTCACCTATATATACATGTGCGGGATACCCGAACCCCTTAATGGGCTTAGGCGAACTCGTTCATTCTATATATAGACATGGGTAAGGAATAGGTGGTCATCAACCACCAGTTGCCCCTTTTG